CTCAAGGTCGAGCGCCTCGACATTGCGCAGCTCGTCTTCGGTCGGCTTTTCCTTGCCCACCAGACCGGCAAGGGCTTGGCGGATTTCCGACTGGCGTCGGGTGATCTTCACGGAATCAAGCATGGGTTTCTCCTGATAGCTTGGGTTTACGGGTGCCGCCGCGCTCAAGCGCGGTGACAAAGCCGCGCCATTCCTGGCGGGGTTCGGATGGGGGCGGGTGCCCACATTCAATTCGGGTCTTTCTGGTGTGGCACACCTGGCAAAGGGCTTGCAGGTTGTCGGGGCTGTAGGACAGGTCCGGGTGCGTCCTCACCGGCTTGATATGATCAACCTCAAGCCGCCCGCCGCAGCCGCAGGACGTGCAGCGAAAGCCGTCGCGCTCGAGGATAGCCATGCGCAACACGCGCCACCGCTTGGTGCGGGTGACGGCGCGGGAAAAGCGGTGATGTTCCTTGCGAACCTCTGTCATTGCCCGCCCGCCGATACCGCTGTGATCTCGAGGAATGTGCGGCGCTGGCCGAATTCCTTGATGCCCAGAATGTTGAAGGTCGCGCCGTCGCAGATCAGACGATCCGCAGTCGTAAGCCCGCGGGTAAACTGGCAAGACCTGACGCAGAAACGCGCCGTCACTTCCGATTGCAGGTGCCCCGATGCCATCTTTTCAGCATCCGATATGTCGCGCCGTGATGCCGCAAAGGGGCTTCCGTAGGGCAGGAAAGGCCCCATGCCTGTTTGCAAGCCGTCATCTGTGACGCTCGCGGCTGGAATTGCACCCGGCGGTCAAGCTGGTCTGCGGTCATGCCCATATCACCCTCGCTTTCGCCTTTGGCCTGCCCGCGATGCGCGCGCCTTCGGCCACCGCCAGAACGGACGCCGCCGCCGCGTCGATCCGGCCTGTCGATCGGGCTTTGGCCAGTTTCAAATTGTTCGCTGGGTCACGCAGGCAGACCGCATCGGCAAAGGCAGACCGCAGCAGCAGCGACGGCCTGGACCTTACCTTGCCGTCAAAGACCGCGCGCCGGAACCGCTCGCAATCTTCGCCGCCGTCACGAAAGCCCTGCCCGCGCCACACCAACGGCGCGCGGATACTGGCGCGGTTCAGCGCCTCGGCAAGTTCCGACTGCTTGTAACGATCCATGGTGATTGCCGCTATCGGGCTGTCCTGCACATGCTTGACCACCACGGACAGCCACGCCGCGACGGGCACGGTCTTGTCGCCCAGCACCGACAATTCGCCCCGGTCCTGCATCTCGACATAGCGGCCAGACACACCATCGGCCTGCCCACGGTCCAGCAGCGACGGCATGGCCGGGAAGGTGCCCAGACATTCCAGCCGCCCGGTTTCCGGCCAGTAGAAGGCCGCTGCCGTCATGGAAGCAGAGCCGCCCAGATCAATGCCGATGACAACGGGCCCTTCACGCGGCGGCAGGTCGCTGACCTCGCACGCCTGCCATTCGTCAACCGTCACCAGCAGGTCGCGGGTCTCGCCGCTGACACGCTCGTTGCGGTTATACAGGCGGAAGGTGGACAGGCTGTTGCCGCCGCGCTGGATAGCCCGCCGCCCCTGATCTTCCAGCCATTCCAGCCCCGCGCCAATGCCGTAAACCGCGCCGGGGTTGGCGATCAGCAGCGAGTCGCGATCGTCGGCGGGAAGGCCAGGGGCGGGGCGATGTTCCTGGACGTAGGTCTGCGGCAACGGGTCGTCGATCCAGCGCGAAAACGGGTGCGTGTCATCCGCCGCAGAGGTGGAAATGATCAGCGCTCGACCACCACGCTTGCCAAGGCCAGACAGCAGCGCCGCCTCCAGCTCGTCCCCCTTGTCCAAGGCCCAGTGCCCGCGCTCGTCCAGCAGCGCCATGGTTGGGGCAGACCCGAGAGCCGACTTGCCATCGGCGGCAAGCGCCCGCAGAACGTGCCCGCCGCCGTCACCCTCATATTCAATTTCCAGCCGGGGCGCGCGCCGGAACACCAGCCGCTTCTGGACCTCAAGCGGCAGGTAAGCCGCAAAGCCGCTGGCGAAGGTCCACGCGATCTTGGCCTGGTCGCGGGTCCGGGCTGCGATCAGAATTTCACGCCGGGGTTGCCGGTCCCAAGCGCCCACCAGACCACCCAGCGCGATGCCCGCCGAAAGCGCCGTCTTGGCGTTGCCCCGCCCGATGCTTAGAATCGCCGCCGCGATGCCATCGGCCAAAGCACCCTCGACAAACTGGCGCTGGAACGGCGCAAGAGTGATCGGGGTTCCGGCTTTCGGACCTTCCGGGATTTTCAAGCCATGCAGAAACCGCATAGCTTTCTCTGCATCCGATTCCCCCTCACTTTCCGCCAGCGCGAAAATTGAGAAGTCATCACCTCGGTTACCTGTAGGACCGAAAACGGCGGCATTGGGACCAGTTCCGAAGAGGTCGGCGGTCGTGTGCAGGTCGTTTGCTCTCATCATCGCACTTGGTCCTATCTCTTCACTCAGTCGTCGCTCTGTCTTTTCCATCCTGTTGGATGGTGAGGGTTGTTGTGACGGGCATAGGAAGACAGCCCTCAGCACATGCTAAGGCTGTCCCTATGCCCGCACGGTCTTGCCTGTTGGCCGGAGCCGGGCCGCCGCTTAGGGCCTCACTGTGCGCGCGTCATCGCCAGCAAGTTGACCGCTACTTCCTGCACGTCGAACGCTGTGCAGCGGATCGGGCTTCGGTCTTTCGGACTGCCCTTTGCATTTGATCCGGCCCCGTGGTAGCTTGTGAAGTTGCGCGGCCACTGTCTGAACCCTCCCGCACAACCCGCCCGCCGCGCCAACGGCGGGCATTCTTCTTTCAGTCCCTCTCGATCAACTCAGGCTCTTGGTCGGTGCCCGACATGGGCAGCTCAGCCACCATGCGCTGCATCACCGCCAACTGCTTGGCAGTAGGTATCCAGCCCGGCCTCTTGCGGTCGCGCTGGATGGAAAGGGCAAAGCCGCGCGCCCATCCTTGAGCATCCGCAACCACGCGCCCCCAACTGAAAAGCAGCCGGTCAACTTCCATATCGCCCGTGTAGGCATGATCAGCCTTCATATGCTGACCCTCCGATAGCGGGCAGCAACGCGGGCCATGTGGGGCGACATGCCATTGGTCTTGCCATCACCCACGCCGCGCATATCGAAGAACGCGGCAGCCTGGTCTGCGATCGCGTTTTCAATGTCCTGCGGCAGATCGGCAGCGCTATCGCCAAAGCCCGCCAGATACTGGATCACCACCAGCCCACAGGGCTTGCCATTGGTGAAGCGAAGGGCGGGTCGCTGGCCGGTGATCACCGCGAAGTCGTCAAAGGCTGCCCCGTCAACCGTAACCCCAACCAAGAGAGGGTCGATCACCGGAGCTATGGGCAGATCAAAGACAGATCGGCGTAGAGCATCCTCAAGCGTGACTGTGATGGTCTGGTTCAGCAGGGCAATTTGAGCATAGGCTTCAAGCTCGTGAGCCGCCGCCGCAGCCATGCGAGCCAGATCAATATCAAATGAAGGATCGAAGTCGGCACGGCAGTGTGTCTCCACCACCGACAGATCGAACGGCAGTGCCGCCGAAAGTGGGGTGCGCTGAATGATCATGCCGCTTTCGCCCCCACTGCGTAGTCGAGGAATGCGGCCTGATCTTTCGCCTGCATCGCCTCGAAGGCTGCAAGGGTGTATGCCTTGAGTTCGGCGCGGGTGGCGTAGGATGCCCAGAACCGCGCTTCATCCATCCCGCCAAGGAACGGGGGCAGCGGCGCACCGGCTGATCCGATTGCCGCCGCAGCGGTCCTTTCTGCGTCGTCAGGTTCAAGCGAATTGAGAGCTGCGAACGCCAAGGCCGCGCGCTCGTTCGGGGTCAGACGCACCGCCCAGACTAGGCCCGTGGCAGCCCACATCTCCGGATTGGTCAGGGCATAGCCCAGCATCTTTGCCGCCCGCTGGTGACGATCCTTGGCATACAACGACATTGCGCTGCGCCCCGGTTTGCGGTAGTCTTTCGGCGTGATCGCCTGATCATTGCCAATAGCCCCGGTTGCGCCCACCAGCGCGCCGGGGTTTTCATTTTGCGCCATCATCACGCCGCATCCCGTGCAGCGGCGCAGGCGTCGAGCCAAGCCGCGATTTCGATTTCGCGCCAGTAGCGACGTTTTGCGATGTAAACCGGCTTTGGGAAGCTCATGGCGGGATTGTTGAGCCAGCGCCAGATGCTCATATCGGAAACACCGCCGCACAGGTCGCGCACCGCGTTTGCAGATATCAATTTGTTTTCCATAACATCACGCCTCTTGTTAGAACGTGATGCCCAATATTCACATATCGGCCCGGACAGTGGCCTATGTGTCCGGTTTTTCTCTGAAGCGGTCCCATTGCCGCCTGATCGCCTGCCAGCCGCCGAGGCCCTTGGCCTCGCATTGGCGGGCCGCATTTTCAACACCAAGCGAAGGCACCAAGTCCCTCATGCAGGCGAACCTTTCCTCACGTTTCAGGGCATGGGCTCTATTTGTGATCGCGGCACCATCCTTTTGACCACGCTTCACAGATCGCCCGGTCAGGGCCAAAACTTCCCGCTTCTCGCCGCTGATCGGGTCAACGCCCGCGCGCCACCACAAGCGTTCCTCAAGCCTGCCCATTTCTTTGGTTGCCATGAGCATCCCAGAAAGGTTGTTAGGTGTAACGTCGCCTGCCTCGAACCGCTCGCGCCCTCGCTTCAAATCGTTGTATTCAGCCAGCCAATGCGCAGCTATCCATTGCGCCGAGTTTTCGGCCAAACCCTTCGCGCGCAAAAGTCCGACATTCACCGCGCACATGCCATCATCGGCTATTCCAACGGTTGCAAGGATTGCCCGGCATCGCTCTGCATTGTGGCGATGCAAGGCATCACCGGGCCAATCCCCCGACATGGCGTCGGGGAAGGAGTCGGACCATGCCTTGAAAGCTGCGATACAGGCTGCCACGTCGCGCGGATCGTCCATCCGATACTTGATTTTGGTTTGCTGCATCATGCCGGTATCTTTGGTGACTTTCTCGGCCATCACCGCACCCCTTCCAGCCGCACCACATTGTCGGGCTTGCCCACAATCAGCGACAAAACGAATCGCCCCCAAGCCTCGAGCGCCTGCCGCTTTTCGTCCGCATAGTCGTGCCGCTGATACACCGCGACGATACCGCCGCCCGTGCCCGAGATATGGTTCAACACCGCCTCTGTCACCCGAACCGAGATGCCAAGCCGGGCCATGCCGGTTGCCGCCGTGCGCCGCAGATCGTGAAAGGTCCAGCGCGGGATTTCGACAGGCTCGCCCCGTTCCTTGCTGGCAATGCCTGTCATGGCGTCGGCAAGGTGCGCCCGCGCCTTGAAGAAGCCGCTCACAGCGGTCTTGCCGGTTGTAGTGAAGATCAGCCCGGCTTTGCCGTCGATCCGCTCCACGCCCGCCAGAACGTCGCGCGCTGGCCCGGACAATGGCACGTCATGCGCGCGCCCGTTCTTTGTGCGGTCTGCCGACAGGTGCCACAGATCGCCCCGGATTTCGCTATCGGCGATCTGCGCCACCTCGTTCAGCCTCTGCCCGGTCAACAGCAGCACCTTGCCGAACGGCCCCCACGGAAAGCCCTCAACCTCGCAAGCCTGCCAGAACCAGCGGATTTCGTCATCCGACAGAACCCGGTCGCGGCTTGTTTCCTTCGCCACCGGCTTGACGCCCGTTGCCGGGTTCATCGGCAGAATGTCCCGCTCTACAGTCCAGTTCAGAAACTTGTTCAGATATGCCCGCACCCGGTTTGCCGTCACCACGCGCCCGCTATCCGCGATGCCGTCCAAGAGGTCGATCACGTCGCGCTTGGTGATTTCGTGAATATCGCGGTCGCCCCATTCGCTTACAACGTGCCTGTCCAGTTCGCGCCGCACCACGCGCCCGGATTTCAGCCCCGACAGGTGCCGCTTGTCGAATTGGCCGATCAGGGTCTTGATCTTGTCGCGGTCGGATAGCTGCGCATCAAGCCTTGCCGCCTTGGTCGCCTTCTTCTCTGATGACGGGTCTTTGCCCCGCTCTATCTTCTCCAGCGCCTCGGACGCCGCCGCCCGCGCATCCGCCAGCCCCATCAGCGGCCAACGCCCAAGGGTCAGCTTGGCAGGCTTGCCGCCGAACCGATAGCGCAGCGCCCAAGACTTCACGCCGCTGGCCTGCACCACAACGTAAAGGCCCGACAGTGCCGGGTCAGGGATTTCCACGCGCTTGTCAGGCTGCGGTTTCAGGGCGTCGATGCCCTTAGGGGTGAGTGCCTTTGCCAAGTTTCGATCCTCCATACGCACCACCGCCGGGGTAACAGTGGGGGTAACGTGAAAAGTCAATTTGTCTCTGGGGTAACGCTGGGGTAACAGATTTGCCCGTTAAGAGGCGTTACCCCAAGTTAGTAACTACCTCTAACATGGATCGCTTTGTCCTTATTTACAAGGGATTTTGCGAACAAAGATAGTTTTACATTGTGAGGCACTGTTAGCTCCTGAATTTCGACTGTTAATCAATTGGTCGTAGGTTCGATCCCTACCGCCGGAGCCAAAAATCCCAAAGAAAACAAAGAGTTACAGGTAAGTCAGAGGACGTTCTGTGGCCTCTGATTCGGCTGGTCACCGGATTGGTCACCAGATTCTGGCAGGTGGTCACTGCGCGCAGAAGAAAAGGTGAATTCCGCCTATCGGTAGCGGCGCGGGCTTCAGGGGTCAGGTTCCGCAATGCGCAACCCGCCACCATCGCTGATCTCATGATGGGCATTCAGCCCAAGCCCGACCAAAATACGGCACGCTTGAAAACCTGCTGCGCGATTTCATCGTCCAGCGCCCCCAGACCATCGCCGCGCCCAAGGAACTGGCCCTGCGGATGGCGGGCAAGGCCAACCAGATCAAGGACGTGCTGGGCAACACCCTGCGCGAGGATGCGGACCTGCAAACCGAACTGGCGGCGCAATACCAAGCCTTCAAGGAAAACCTGATCCACGCCATCACGGCGCAGGATTTCGCGGATATCTACGCCGAAACCATCGCCTGCGGCATGTTCGCGGCGCGCCTGCACGACACCACACTGGCCACGTTCAGCCGCCAAGAGGCGCTGGGACTCCTGCCCAAGTCCAACCCCTTCCTGCGCAGCCTGTTCACCTACGTGGCGGGTTATGACCTCGGCGACCGAAGCGACTTCCTGCGCCCGCCCAGCGCCGCAGGTGAGCCAAGAGCGGCCGAGGCAGGCGCGCGGTGGTCTGCCGCTTCTTCGTCTCGCGCTGGGCATTGCCGCGCCGATGCATGAGGCCGCGCTCGAGATCGACCCAGCCACCCGTAGTGTTCGGGTGGTACTGCAGGCCGAGGATCGCGGTCTTGCGCGTGCCGGTGTAGAGTCCGACGAGGATGAACCGAGCCAGATGCTTCGAGTGCGGATTGCGCCAACACCCCCAAATACCGATTTCGCATTACAATTTCGGCGAGGCCTCTGTATGCCTGAACCCAAAGACATGAACACTTCGAGTTGCCTGAGCGTGCAAACCAAGACTTAAAGATTTTTGCGGTCATGACCGTTACAAGTTTCAACGCGTTTCTGCCCGGCCCGGCACCTGCATTTTGGGCGCGGTTGCTGGGGGCGACGCTGGTGACGGTGATCACCGCGCTGGCCATCATCGCCAGCCGCCGTCCCCTGTCACGTCTGATGAAAGCGCGCGACGATGGGCGGGCGGTGCAAGCCTCGCATGACGGCAATCCGCTGCGGCTTGGCGGGATTGCCATATTCGCCGGGCTGGTCGCGGGAATGCTGGCCGAACCATGGGACAATCCGGTGCTGCCGGTTCTGCTGATCGCCTCGGCGGTACCGGCCGTGCTGGGCGGTCTGTGGGAGGATCTGGGCTATGGCGTGTCGCCCCGGCACCGGCTGGCGGCGGCCTTCGTCGCGGCGGCGCTGGCAGCGCTGTTGCTGGGCACATGGGTGACGCGCGCCAACCTGCCGGGATTGGACCAGGTGATGGCGGTGGCGCCTTTGGGGCTGTTGGTGACGATCACCGTTGCGGCCGGGTTCTGTCATGCGACCAACCTTGTGGATGGCATGAACGGGCTGGCGTCAGTGGTCATCATTGC